AGCAGCTTGGAAAAATCAAAACAATTAAAAATTACAACATGAAAACTATTAAAAAAAACGACAATTTTGAATACACGTATTCTTTAATTGAAGGAATTTCAAAAACAAAAGGTGGTTTAAAGGTACTTACCGACATGAATTATCCAAAGGAAATTATTGATAAAACAAATAAATTAATGAAATAATAAAACTATTCGTTTTATGTGAAAATTAAATATATAACTTATCTGTAATAATGGCCTTAACCGATATTTTCTCAACCTCCTTTTTAATTACCTTTAGTGTATCTCTTTTACTTGTTGGCTTTCTTTTTATTTATATTAACCAAAAAATGGCAGATCAAAATCACAAAATTTCCTCCATGCTTGGATTAATTAGTACAATGGCAGAAGAGTTGAATGTTTGTAGAAGTCGTGTTAATATGTTAACAAATGTTATTGGTAAAGGTTCACTTGTAAATTCTAATGGAAGTGCAACTTTAGGAAATTCTAGCGAAAATTTAATTGATGTATCTGATGGTGAGAATGAAAAAGAAGATGAAGATGATGATGATGAAGAAGATGATGATGAAGAAGATGATGAAGAAGATGATGATGAAGAAGATGATGATGATGATGATGAAGATGATGATGAAGATTACGAAGACTCTAATGAAGATGATGATGATGATGATGAGGATATTGTACCAGATGAAGAACTTGCTAGCGGTGATATAGAGATACTAGGCGATATTAAAAGTATTAAATTTAATAATAATTTAAATATGGAGGGACAGGAAGATGAGAGTAGTGAAGAGGAAAGTGGAGGAGATGATGAGGAAGATAACAGCGAAGATTTGCAAGAGTTGACTTTAGAAGATTTGGATAACAGCGAGGAAGATGATAATGATGTTGATATTAGTAACAATGTACAAGATACAAACAAATCCCCATTTAATTTAAGTGAACTTAAAACAATTAGTATAAATGATTTAGCCTCGCCAACTGACTATAAGAAATTGTCATTGAATAAACTTAGATCAATTGTTGTTGAAAAAGGCATAACCACCGATGCTAGCAAGCTAAATAAACAAAAACTTCTTAAAATGCTAGAAGCTGAATAAAGTTTTCTCTAGTATTATTATACCATGAGTTGGGCAAGTTGTTATTCAGGATCAAATAACTATGATAAAACGTCACCTCCATTAATGAACGATGGAAGAAACTATTCTTCTTACACACCAGATGCTGAAGTAAATGACAAAATTAAAAAAGATGCAAAAATACAATCAAACTGGGAATATAGACAGTATTTACAAAATAATGCTCTTCAAATTATGCAATACAACACAGCCGAGTCTGTTTATGCTAGCGGCGTTAACCCCAGTAGCACGGTAAATACAACGCCAACGCCAAATGTTCCTTTTCTTTTCTCTGGAACAAATGATACTAGAAAACCTGCTATTGGATATAATAACAATGAGCTTAAGAACCCTTATTTATCAAGAGAGGCATTAAATGCCCGAATGATTTCTCCTTCTATTAATACAAATAATTTTTAAATGTAAAATTTTTTAACATTTTAATTTTTCATAAAAATATCAAAAATTTTTTGATCTCTTTATGATGGCGGGGGCGAATGCAGGGGCGAATGCAGGGGCGAATGCATGGGCGAATTTACCCAAGGCGAAGATGAATAATATATATTTTTCAAGCCATATAATCTTATACATTTTTTTAAATAACACTCACATTTTGCACATGGTTTTGAATTTATAAATTGATCACTGCATTCATTTCTTCCAAATTTCAATATGTACATGTCCGCATTTTTAAGTTTACTATGACTGCCCAAAGCCTTAATAACATTTCTCTCAGCATGAATGTTCTTATCTGGATGAACATATGTATTTGAATAACTACGACTATCCCTGCTTCTAAATCCTATGCGATTGGTTGCTTCTGCTATAATTTTTCCACGCGAAACAATGACTGCAACATGAGTAATGATGTTTGTTAATCTAAATTTGGCAATTTTTATATCAGCAATCACCTTGTCAAAGATCTTTTTAACCTGCGAATTTGGCATTCAAAGAGGGTGAATTTATAATAACTGTCAATATTTTTATATGATATTCCAATGAATTTTTTATTCAAATGGACATAGAAAATTAACCTTATCTATATAAATGAAAATACTGAGCATTGATGTTGGCATTAAAAATTTAGCATTCTGTTTGCTTAGTAATACTGATAACATTGAAAAATATGTTATTAATGAATGGAATGTAATTAATTTAGCAGAAAAAACAGAAAACAAGTGCGCAATTTTAGAAAAAGGTGCCGCATGCAACAAACCGATAAAATATACAAAAGACGGAAAATGCTACTGTTCAAAGCATGCAAAAAAATGCGAATTTATAATGCCTTCTACAGATTTTAAACCTGCTTCTCTCAACAAGCAAAAGATTTTAGGATTAATGGATTTGGCAGCTAAATACAAGATTACTATTGAACAAAATAGTAAAAAAGCTGACATAATTAATAGGCTTACAGAATTTGCATTCAATAATTGCTTTCAAGAAATAGAAAAGCAAAATACCAGCAAGGTTGATCTTGTAACAATTGGCCGTAATATTCAACATAGATTTGATGAATTATTGGGAAAACATTTAGAAACAATAAACACCGTAATCATTGAAAATCAAATTGGACCCATTGCAAACAAAATGAAAACTTTACAAGGTATGATTTCCCAGTATTTTATCATGCGCAATAATAATATTAATATTGAATTTGTAAATGCTGGAAATAAACTCAAGGATTTTATTGGAGCTGAATGCAAAACAGATTACAAACAAAGAAAACAGCTTGGAATTCAAACTTGCGCAGAACTCGTATCTGGAGATTTTAAATACCAAGAGTGGAACTCTTTTTTCAGTAGCCACCAAAAAAAGGATGATTTAGCAGATAGCTTTCTGCAAGGACTTTGGTTTACAAAGCATCGTCTATAAACTTAGGACCTCAGGAACTTTCAAAAACTTTAAAATAATATATTGGGATTCGTAATACTTAAAATTATATGATATTATTCATTTATAAGATGGAACCTGAAGTTATTGATATCTCAAACATGAATTTTGGCAATGATTTAGAAGGATCTTATGGTGGCAAAAATTCTACTAATTTTGGATCAGGAATTGAATTATTAATGAATACAAAAAAGAGTGAATCTCGTGGAGGTCCTTCAAGCGATATTGATATTGAGGATCTCAATAATTTAGAAAACGAACTTAATGATTTAGTTGACGAGGATCCTTCCACAAGCCATGAGTTTAGTTCCAATTTATTTAATGGGGGCGGAGGTGGAAATGAGGAAAGATCATACGTCCATTTTGATGAAGGACCAGGAATCTCCATTGGCCAAGCCACTGCAGAGTCCGATAGCAATTCAAAGACGTGGGATGGTTACAGTAAGTTTAACAATATCCCAGTTAACCCTGATAAGCATATGTCTTCCCATCCACAAATGTCAAAGGAGGAATTGTTGCGCGAGAAATTCAAGTTTTTAAGGAAGCTTGAGGGACTTGAAAGGAAGGGTATTGAGCTAACAAAGAAATACACTATGGAGTCCCCTTTAGCAGAAATGCAGGGTGAATATGAGATGATTATGGAGGAAAAGTCAAAGCAGAATTCCGTGAAGTTTCAAGGAAATATGTTAATGGCTGCAATCAATGCAATTGAGTTTATGAACAACCGGTTTGACCCGTTTGATGTGAAGCTTGATGGTTGGGGTGAACAATTGAATGAGAATATTAACGATTATGACGAGATTTTTGCCGAATTGCACGACAAGTACAAGTCCAAGGCGGCAATTGCACCTGAGTTAAAGCTATTGTTTCAACTCGGTGGAAGCGCAATGATGGTTCACATGACAAATACCATGTTCAAGTCTGCCATGCCTGGTATGGATGACATTTTACGTCAAAATCCTGACCTAATGCGTCAATTCCAGAGTGCTGCCGTGAATACCATGGGGCAATCTAATCCTGGATTTTCTGGTTTTATGAACGGTTTAATGAACCCTGAACCCCAAATAAATATGACTGGTCCTCCCCCTCCTCCCATGGCCACTCAGGGACCCCGTGCTATACCCGTTCCAACTTCCCGTCCAGGCAACAACAATTATGCTAATCGTCCCGATTTAAGCATGGGTCGCAGTTCTATCGCCGATGATGGAATCAATATTCGCGAGAACTTTAACACTCCTGCACAGCAACCCGAGCGCAATGTGCGTTCAATGCGAGCAGAAATGAAAGGTCCAAGTGATATCTCCAATATTTTGTCTGGATTAAAGACCAAAACTATCAATATTCAGGAATCTCAACCACAAAGTAATGACAGCACAATAAGTATCAGCGATCTTAAAGAATTACAGGCAGAAGGAAGCATTCCTAAAAAAAGCAAGCGTCGCCAAAAGAGCGATAAAAATACTGTTAGTTTAGATATTTAAGAACAAGGTTATTGTAGTGTTATAATATAAGAAAGTATATTATGACATTTGAAAACGGATTATTCATATTCCGCAGAGATTTTAGAATTATTGACAACAATGGCCTCTATCTAACAAATACAAATTGCAAACAAGTGTATACAGTGTTTGTTTTTACACCTGAACAAGTCAGTAATGCAAATCCATTCAAGTCAAATAATTCTGTCCAATTTATGATTGAAAGTTTGCAGGATCTGCAGATACAAATAAAATTCAACGGTGGAGAACTCATGGTATTTTACGGGGACAATGAAACGGTTATTAAAAAACTTATTCATGCATTGAAAATAGATTTTGTGTGCTTTAATGCAGATTACACTCCTTATGCTCTTGAAAGAGATGCAAAAATTGCATATTTGTGTGAAAAATCTGGAGTCACATTGTCAAGAGTAGCTGATTATTATTTACATGAGCCAGGGACTATTTTTAATGGAAGTGGAGGACCTTACCAAAAGTTTACACCATATTACAATACTGCATTAAAAAAGAAGGTACAGCCTGCATCCAATGCAAGATCTATTAAATTTGTGAAGCCTAGTACAGGAAAATCGTTGCCTAATAAGATTGGATTGGACGTGGCATTAAAGAAGTTCACCAAAGTAAACCCAGATATCCTAGTTCATGGAGGAAGAAAAGAAGCATTAAAAATGTTGCAGTCAGCTGTTAAAACACAAGAGCACTACTCTAGAACCCACAATGATCTTTTCAAACCAACAACGCAACTTTCTGCTTCAATTAAATTTGGTTGTATAAGTATTCGCGAAATGTATGAAGCATTTAGAAAAAATCATGATCTTATTAGACAGTTAATATGGCGCGATTTTTATATGAATATATTGTTTTCATTTCCACACGTCCTTGGTTCTGCAATGAAGTCAAATTATAACAAGATTAAATGGCATCACAATGCAAAATGGTTAAAGGCTTGGGACCAGGGAACAACCGGATACCCTGTAGTAGATGCATGCATGAGACAACTTAATACCACGGGATATATGCA